CCATGGTACTTCGGCGTGAGTCGCGGTGGCGTATGGCCCTTGGGAAAATCAATGGTCGACCTGTTGTTACCTCTGCAACCTCTGGGATGTACCCGCTTAAGTGGATGAAGGTTGTCCTGCAGCAAAACAAAGACACTCATTTACTTAACTCTGAGGGCGAGGCCATTTTGAAGCATCTTGATGTTGCCCTGGCCCACATGTATCGGATGATGGGCATTAAGGAGTTTCATAAAGTGCAGAAATCTCTATCCTTTGATGACCTGAATGGTATGTACCTTGGGTCATCAGGTGGATATAACAGTGGTCCTTCTCGATCGATTAGTACTGGAAATATTAAAGTGGATGTATCACCCCACGGGAAGAAATTTGAATTACATGAGAGTGATATTCAGGCAATATTGAAGCTTCTCCGTGATGGAACGGATGTCTACGTTACCTGGCATCAGAGTGAGAAGGATGAACTGTATTACACTACCGAAAAACAATGGGATTCTGAGTCGTACCAGAAATGGAAAGATAAGTGCAGGGCTTTTGTTATTCCTTCTTCCGTATTTGTCGTTATGGAGCGCCTCATATCTCATGTCCGTATGTTAGCAGAGCGTGGACCAGTGATCCGGGTTGGCCATAAGTGGTCTCGGGGCGGCATGTGGACGATTGCTCAGTGTCTCGGTATTGATCTTGATAACTGTTGGGAAGAAATCATTTGTGAGGGAGACATTTCGGGTTTTGATTTTGGTGTTATGGCTGTGCTCACTAATTTGTACTATAGTAGTATGTTCATCCATGAGGATCCCTCCCACCCAGATCATCCCCTTAAGGAAATCCTTCTCAAATGTCTTATAAAAAATATGGTTACCAGGATTACCCATTTTTTTGGCCGATTGTGGGGTATTCAGGTCGGAGGTGTCCCATCTGGATGTTATAATACCTCCCATATGGATTCGTGGGTTATGGCCCTGTACTTTTGTTTGTTTGCTGTCCACCAGATTTTGCGTGCTCCACCTGAGATTCGTGGTTCCCTTGAGGAAGAGTTTATCCGGGTGGTGCGCCTTATAGTTTATGGGGATGACCATAACTATAATAAAGGCAAAGGTGTTACAAGTACGTGGTTCTCTATTCACGAGTTTACTAGTTTTTTGAAGAAAGCTTTTGGGGTAGAATTGCGTGGAGGGCGTGAGGGTTCCTTTTGCTCACGTCAGGTTCATGGATGGCTCGTGCATCTTGGGACTACCTTCCTTCGTCATCAGGCTATCCTGAATCCACATTATGGTTCCAATGAGCAACCTCCGTTTCTTCCCTTCCGTGAGACGAAGGAATATATCGTCCGTGCGGTTTGGGGTCGCACCGCGTCCCCCCGTGATATTCCTGATGTGATGCTTTCAGTTCTCGGTCATGCATTTGGTACGCACGGGTCGAACTATGACGCATGGAAAAGTTTGAAATTCTTCTATAAGGAACTTCTCCAGGAGTTCGGTGCCTCTGAGGCTGAATTTCTTGGGGATCTTGTTGATCGTGTCGAGCGCCAGGATATTGGCAAGATGCGGCAACATGGTATCACTGTGCAGGATCTTGCTCAGGGGTTCCCATTATGGGAGACGTTGATTGATAGGAACAAGTATGACCCGGTTTACCAAGACATTAAGCATATTTTCGATGATGGGATGGAAGTCTACGGTTTGGATGATGTTGATGGGTTTTGACCAGCTCATGTCTTAAAACTGAGCGATTCGGAGTCGTTCCCGATGAAGGGATTATGCAGATACTACCGCTGCAAAGACGCCAAAAGAGG